CGAATGGCCAAGATCATGTACGTCTGGTCACGCTCACCAATAATGGTGGGTCGACCAGTGTACAGGAAGATGGACGGTACACTGAAAAGTGGACCGACTCTGTCACCTTTGGGGACAATGTCCCTGGGTGGAGAGCAAAACTTCGTGATGGCTTGTCAGCCACTACGTCGTTGTCGGGTAGTAAAGTGTCGTACCGGTACACACCGGGACGTGGAAAGTGGACGTTGGTAAAAGGTACCAACCCCGCTTTTACCCACTTTATGGAGGTAGCTGGGAACATGAAAATTTCCATGATAATTCCCTCTGGCAACCCTGCGACTATCAGTTCTGCGAAGTCCGATGCGGAAGCACTAGCAAAGTTTAACCAGCGCATTAGAGACCGAATCACCGCCTTTCAAGGCGGCACGTTCCTCGGTGAGCTGGCTAGTACTCTGCGAACGATCAAGAATCCAGCGCGCGGGCTCCGTAATTCTGCGGACGACTTCTTAACCACAGCCAGAAGGCTTTGGTCGGGAGGTTTACGCGGTGTTACAGCACGCAATTATGCACAGTTGCTCGAAAGAACGACTGCGAATATAGCTGATGCTTGGCTTGAACTACAGTTTGGTTGGAAACCGCTACTGCACGATATCGATGACGGGTGCAAGGCACTCGCCATCTTAAATACCGGGCAGAGCCTCCACACTGGCCGTATAACGGCCAAAGCGGAGGTATTAGCAGATCCTTCCAGTGAGACCACAGCCGAGGGCAATTCTATTGCCGTTTGGCAGGTCCACACTGTCTCGAATAGTCACTCTATGGTGATTTACCGAGGAGCCTTGCGAGTAGACGCTCTGAACCCTGCGGAAATGCCGGCACGACTTCTTGGGTTTGACCCATCGTCGTTCCTGCCTACCGTTTGGGAACTGATCCCTTACTCGTTCTTGATAGACTATTTCTCCAATATTGGAGATATAGTCGAAGGCTGGTCCCAGGCAGGTATAAGACTGGCATGGTGCAATCGCACTGTGCGGTCAACCTTCCACAAGACCAGCTCTGCCTTCTCGGACCTGCGGTACGCCAAAAGCGTATGGCCGGCCTTTGATTGGCAGAGTGTTACCTTTGTGCCTCCGAAAGTTATCGTTGAGAAGACAAGCGTCTCCCGAGCAAACTTTACGGGATTGAGAATCCCGGAGTTCCGCTTGGAAGTCCCCGGTTCGGGGAGTCTGAGATGGCTAAATATAGCCGCTCTGATCGCGAGTCGACAAAACGATCGTAATTGGTCCTACGGCGATTAAGTTCCACTTGGAGACTACGATGACAAAGATCAAAGATCTTGTTACCGAGAATGTTGATGTAGCGTTTCGCTTGTTCCCCATCGATGCAGAGCGTTATGAACTCGGCATCACGGTTCTTGACGTAATTCACGCACGGCTTCATTTTGGGCCGGACGCGACCGTTGAGAGCCTAAGGGATGAGCGGTTAAGGGACTTTGTGAACCTGTTGAGGTCAGTCTTCCGTGAGGGTGCTACCACCTTTACCGATGTCCTGTGCAAAGCCCCAGGTGAGGAAGTTAGTGTTCCTGAGACGAGAAAGTATACGCGTGTGAAAAACGCGTTACCTCCCGCTTTCAGGGCACGCTGCCTTGACTGTGGGTTATACACTGAGACTAGGGATATGGTGGAAGATACTCTTTGGTTGACTTTCTTTTACAAGTTAACGCAGAGACCCACGCAATTAATCATCAACATGTAGTCCTTAAATGGACAGGAGGTTACCCATGACCTGGGCACCCGCTTCTCCGGTTACCGGTGCACCTGGCACCGGCCTGACATCCCCCACCTACACCCTCGCGACCGATGTCGCGCCGGATGTGAATGGTGTGGCCCGAGCCGTTACAACGCTCGGAGGCACCCAAACGGGTGTCGAAGTCAGCTCTCCCTCAAACCCGTTCACCTTGCTAGCTACTCGTCCGAAGGTGCTTCGCACCCTCCCGAGTTTGCTAGCGAACGGGCAACTACCGTCTGTTCCGAAAAACACTTGGACTGTCAACCTCCGTAAGGGGGTCGATGTCCTTGCTGGCCAGCCAAAGCAAGTAATGCTTTGCAAGCTGGAAATCAGTGTACCGGCTGGTGCCGATACTGCTGATCCAGAGAGTGTTCGGGCAGGGCTGTCATTGTTCATTGGTGCTCTTTGGGAGCAGAGCAATGAACTCGGCGATGCGATCATAACCGGAGTGATCTAGTATTACTACTAGAAAGCCTCGGAAAAGACGCAGAGTAGCCAAGGGTACTTTCGTACTCTTGGTCGCCGTCATCATTACCACTCTACTCGGTGGAAATGGAGTTGTATGGCAAAATGCCATTCAACTCGCAGAGAGGATTCTCTCTGCTGAATGACAGTCGAAAACGCTAGTTGTTAAATGAGGATAGTTGACCATGGCAATGTCAGATCAGCTCTTTTCAGACCTTCTTCTCGACTTGGATGGCTTCCTTCCGCCCGGTTTTAAACCCGGAGATGGTTGGTCGCCAGAGCTAAGTATCAAAGAGGTAGCTGCTATCTCGCTAACGAAGTCTATCTTTAAGAAGTTTCTTACTTCTGGACGGACGACGAAAGCGGGAGACGAAGTTGCCACTGAGAAGTTCCTGCGTTCACAAGAACGCTGTAGGACTTGGACTTACGCTCCCTGTACTAGTCTTGACGAGGAGCTCTACGGTGAGTTTCAAAACTTGCTGTACCGGTTCCTCTATCCGCAAGGCCATCACCTGGTATTCCACCTAAACGATCTCTTTGATCGTGGTCGGTGTGGACCAGGAGTGGCTGTGGGGGCAAGAGGACAGGACTTCTATACGAAGTTCTTTGATTCTCCCCTCACTAGTACTTCCGAGTCATTGGTAACCGCATATAAGAACGCGGTGGCTAACGACCTTAGGTCCTCGTGGGGCTTAGCGGAATCAAACCGCTCGGCTTTGTGGGGAGACCCGGAGTTAGTCTTAGGTAGTAGGTTCAGCTTCGTCCCGAAAGATGACACAACGTCAAGGTTGATTGCCATTGAGCCTTCGCTGAATATGTTTTATCAGCTTGGGCTCGGCCGCCTGCTGGAGGAAAGACTCGTGTCCTTCTATGGACTCGATATTACTTCCCAGCCGCAGATCAACCAAGAGGCTGCGTGTTTCGGCAGCGTGACTGATGATCTGGCTACGCTAGATCTAAGCAATGCTTCTGACTCACTGGGTTTACCCATGCTGGAATGGGCTTTGCCGCGTTCATTTATGAACGTCTTAAAGTCGTTACGTTCCCCTCAAGGGAACCTTTCTGGCGCGCAGCTAGACTTACACATGGTTAGTACAATGGGGAATGGTTTCACCTTCCCCCTCGAAACCCTTGTGTTTGCCTCAGTCGTAGTCGCCTGTATTAAGTCTGTTGGCGCAACGCCGATTAGACCATACAGAACCTCTCCTGCCGCCCTTAAGCCTAATGAGCTTTTAGGGTTTTGGGGAGTCTTTGGAGATGACATCATATGTCA